CATCGGAACAGGAAATGTACCGCAGCCAGGGGAAGATCAATTCTCTGGAACTCCTAGAGCGGTTGAAGGATGAAGTTGAAGAAGCTAAAAGAAGAGACACCTAAGTATGAAGGTAGGTTTTGGTCTTATGCTAAAAGAAAGTTTGTAGCTTATGATGAGTGGATAAAAGAAACAAATTGTTGTAATGAAAAAAATACATTAACAGAGGAAAAGGATAATGAGAGTAGAAGCTCCTAAAGGTTTCCATTGGATGAAACAAAAAAAGGGCGGCTATAAACTTATGAAACATACTGGTAAGTTTAAACCACATAAAGGAGCTACTTTAAAAGCAACCTTTCCTGTACAGAAAGAACATAAAGGCTGATGAACGAAACAGTTGAAGTAAAACAAAACACACAATTTCAACTTGATTTAAAAACCTTAATTGGTCTTTTAGCAGGGTTTCTTAGTATTGCAGGTGTTTATTTTACTTTAACTTCAGAAATTGCACAGCTTCAAATAGATAGTATTAGAGTTCAGTCTTCTGTTTTGCTTAACGAAGAGTTCCGAATTAAGTGGCCTAGAGGTGAACTTGGTGCATTACCAGATGATGCAAGACAAGATTTGCGTATTGAGTATCTTCAAAGAGATTTAGCAGCACTTGAAGAAATGATTAAAGAACATCTTAGTGAACATGATGAACAATAGGGGTAGTATAGATGGCTAGAAAAAACCGTAAGAAAAAAACCAGAACACAGAAAATGGGTGGTGGTTCAATGTTGTCTAGTCCTAAAAAACAAAAGTATGCAGAAGGAGGAGAACCCGCTCTTTTAGCTGAAACAATAGCTTATATGAAGGCTCAAGAAATGTTAGCTAGTTCTGCATCTACTGATAGAGACAGAGCTATGGCAAGAACTACTTTAGATAGTTTACAGTCTTCAGACATGGGTGGTACAGTACACCCACAAATGTATGCTAAAATGATGCAAGAAGTTCAGGCAATGAAAGCACAGAAAAAACCTACGCCTGACAAATCTGTTAAAAAAGCAGAAGGTGGTTCTATGTTAGTACCTACAGAAATGGAAGCCCCTGTAGATACATATCCAAATATACCACCAGAAGAAGTAGCAGCAGTAGAAGCTTCACAACTTTCAGATACAGAAGTAGAAAGTGATTATGTAGATTTCGTAATGAATGAAGCTTTAGATGGAGAAGAACAATCTTATTTAATGACAGCTTTAGAAGCTGATCCACAACTTAGTATGATATTTGACAAGGTTGTAGATACAGCATCAGAATTTTCGGGAGCCGGAGCAGTAGACGGACCCGGAGATGGTGTCTCGGATTCAATACCCGCTAGATTATCTGCGGGAGAATTTGTAGTCACTAAAAAGGCCACTGATCAAATAGGCGCAGACAACCTTCAAACTATGATGGATGAAGCTGAACGTGCCTACGATGGTGGTTTAATGGGAACAGACAAAGCAAAAGAAAAAGATGATGACATAAATCAATCTATGTTAGCTTCTAATCAAATGCCTAGTCTAAATATACGCAAACGATAACGGCTACCTTGAAGTAAAAGCCCCATACTAAATTATTTGTACATATAATTTATTGTTATGGCTACCTTTTAAACAACAAGCCCCGTGGAGAAAATTATGACTGAACAAGAACCTGTGGAGGAACAACAACCTAACCTTTATAATGCAAAGAAAAGTTGGCACACACCAGATAAACCATCTCAAGGTGACGCAGACGGTTTATTTTTTGAACCCCAAGAAAATCAGGCCACTTCTACTGATGAACAATCAGATAAAACCCCTGAATCTAAGCAAAAAGGTACAAATTATAAAAAAAGATATGACGATTTAAAAAAGCATTATGATCAAAGAGTTTCTCAATTCAAACAAAAAGAACAAGAACTTTTAGCAGAAGCAGCAACTAAAGCTCCTGCATATAAAGCTCCGAAGTCTTTAGAAGAACTAGAGAAATTTAAAGCAGCTAATCCAGATTTGTACGAAACTGTAGAATCTGTTGCTCATATACAAAGTGAAAGTCAAACTCAAGAGTTACGAGAACAACTATCGGCTATCCAACAACGCGAAGCTGATCTCTTAAAACGAGAAGCAGAGTCCGAACTTAAGAGTAAACATCCTGATTTTGAAGATATAAGGGGTGATGAAGATTTTCATGCGTGGGCGCAGGAACAACCAGCAGCAATACAACAATGGGTTTATGCTAATAATAATGATGCTACTTTAGCTAGTCGTGCTATTGATCTTTATAAAATGGAAAAAGGTTCTAGTCAGCCAAAACAACGACAGTCTAGAAAGAAAGAGGCTGGCAATGCCGCTGATATGGTTTCAACCAAAACAACGGCTGTAGATGCCAAGGCTCCTAAAATCTGGACACAACGGGAAATCCAGAAAATGTCCATCAATGATTTTGATAAGTATTCAGAAGATATTAATCAAGCATTAGAGGAGGGCAGAATCCGGTAATTTTGTTTATTATTAGGAGATATAATAATGGCTTATAATGCATCAGATCAGTATTTTGAGCAAAGTACTGATACAGACGGCAACTTTGGTAACTCTGTTGCTAATCAAAACAATTCGTTTTTCTTACCCGCAATTTATTCTAAGCAAGTTTTAAACTTCTTTAGAAAATCTTCAGTAGCAGAAGCAATTACTAATACTGATTATGCAGGTGAGATTGCGTCTTACGGTGATTCTGTAAAGATCATCAAAGAACCAGAAATCACTGTCTACACTTACGAAAGGGGTGCAGACGTAACGCAAACTAAGTTAACTGACGCAGAGGTAACTCTAGTCGTTGACACAGCTAATGCTTTCAAATTTATTGTAGACGATATTGAATCTAACATGTCTCATGTTAATTTCAGAGAGGCTGCATCATCTTCCGCTGCTTATGCACTGAAAGATGCTTTTGATGAAGGTGTTATTGCGACTATGTTTTCGGGTGTTTCAGCTTCTAGCCCAAATCATATTCTTGGTTCTGACAGCGCAACTGACCTTGCAGCAGGAACTTTTGATGGTACAGGTAATTTGGATATTGGCTTTGGAAGTTCAGAGCATGATCCTATTGATGTACTATCCCACATGTCCCGTCTACTGGATGAGCAGAATGTACCAGAAGAAGGACGTTGGTTCCTAGCTAATCCTGAGTTTTATGAAGTACTTGTTCAAAGTTCTTCTAAACTCCTTTCAGTGGATTATAATGCAGGTCAGGGGTCAATTCGTAATGGACTAGTTTCATCTGGTAAGTTGCGTGGCTTTGATATGTACAAGACTAACAATATTGCATCTACTTCAAATGCAGCAGGTAAGTGTCTTGCAGGTCATATGTCAGCTACAGCGACAGCACAGACTATTACTAGTACTGAAGTAATTCGTGATCCTGATAGCTTTGGTGATATTGTACGAGGACTCCATGTTTATGGTTCCAAAGTACTACGCGCCAACGCATTGTGTTCTGCGTTCTACGGTATTGACTAGTAGGTTTAAGTTAGGGGGCTGTAAAAAGCCTCCTTTCTTTTTTTGTTTAAGGAGTAAAAAATGCCACAATTAGGAAGCGAAAGAACTCCTATAATTATGTCTAAAAAGAAAACAGGCAGGACTCTTGGACTTATGGGACGTTGGTATACAAAAGAAAACAGAGAAAAGTATGCCGAAGGTTACAAAAGAATTTATGGCGATAAGAAAAAAACAACAACCTCTAGAGACTCTGAATAATTATGGCTACAACATTCTTACAATTAACAAACGAATTGCTACGTGAGTTGAATGAAGTTGTATTAACTTCTTCAACTTTTTCTAGTGCTGTAGGAATACAGCAACACGCAAAAGATTGTATTAATAGATCATACTTAGATATATCAAATGAAGAACCGCAATGGCCTTTTTTAGCTGCCGCTGAAAGTGGAGCTACTGATCCTATGTATGGTAATGTTTCTGTAGATACTATAGCAGCAACAAGATGGTATGAGTTAAAAGCTTCCAGTTCATCTGTTGCAGACGATTATGGCTCTATAGATTGGAATAATTTTTATTTGACAACAGTAGGAGTAAGCGGTGAATCGGCTCCTTATGTTTCTAAAAATTTAAGATTCTTAACTACAGAACAGTGGAAGGACTTTAGACGTACAGAAGAAAACGCAGATGACGCTGATCAAGCTACGGGCGGTGAGCCTCGCTTTGTTATCAGAAGTCCTGATGCAAGAAAATTTGGTTTAAGCCCTATACCAGATCAAGTATATAAAGTTTGGTTTTTTGCTTACAACCTACCCACACAACTATCTGCACATGACGATGCAATAGTTTTTCCTGATTTATACAAAACAGTAATATTATCTAAAGCAAGATATTACACACATCAATTTAAAGACAACCCTCAAATGGCTGCTTTTGCTCTGGAAGATTTTAAAAAGGGATTAAAAAGCATGAGGGAAAATTTATTAGGGACTGTTCCAACTTATATGTCTGATGACAGAATTAGGTTTGATTAACTATGCAAGCATTTGGTTTATCTTGTCAAGGGGGTTTAAACACTAATCTCAACCAGTTTCAAATGTTACAACAACCCGGATTTGCTACAGAGTTAGAAAACTTTGAAGTTGATCCTGATGGTGGTTACAGAAGAATAAATGGTTACACACTTTACGGTGGGGGTAGTGCAGCAAGACCTAACAGCTCTAATGCTATATTAGGGCTTTTTGTTTATGGCGATGGCGTAATTACTTGTTCAGGAACTAATATTTATTTTAGTTTAGATGGAACAAGTTGGTTACAAATAAATCGTTCAAGCGTAAGTGGTTCAGGAGATAATTACTCTACATTTACAGGAAGAAGCACAGCGGCTAGAA